TGGAATTATTATTGTTATTTGCGATCCAGTATTTCCATCTTGTAAAATAAATGAATATGTAGCACCGCGCTGATCTTTTATAATCATAGTTTCATTAAAATAGTGTGCACTTTCTATGATCGAAATGGGACCATTTAAATCAAAATTTCCAACTGAAGAATAGCTGTAAGAACCACCTGTATTCGATACGTAAGGTAGAATAAAGCTACCTATTGGAAATACATATGAAGTAGTTCCAGCGGTATCTGCCGTTATTTGTATGCTAGTTTTTGGCTGATTTTCTTTTGTAAATATATCAGAATTGATAGTCAACAAAGTAAATGGATTTATTGTTTGATTTGCCAAAACAAACATCCAAAATGAATTTATGTCTTGATATACCAAATGAGATGTTTCTAACAAAGTTGATTTTGAATCAACTGTTATGGGTGAAGTAGGTATATTTGATTTACTTACGTCTGCGTATGTGAAAAAATCGCATACGCTAAATTCACCTATTGTAGATTGAAATTTTTTTTGAGGCAAATATTCAAAATATTTCATAAGTATTAACCATTAAGTAAAAAATGCTGTCGATATTTCTGATTTAGACATCAAACTGTTTGTTCTTGGGTTGTATGTTCCTGTTTCAAATTCCGTAAATACTAAACCTAATAGAGTGACTGAAGACCCACCAGAAGGTAAGTATCTGATAACAGTATCAGCATCATCATTTTTCTTTACTATTACGTTTTGTAATACACAAACTAAAGGTTCACCTAACCAATCAGCAGTAAGGGATGCATCACCATTCATAGAAACCCCATTTCCTCTAGTTACTTGAATGGTCCATAAATTTTGTGGATATGTTCTTTCTGGTAAATTTGCTACAGTTGGATATGAGGCTTTTCTGAAAGATCCAACAATATTTTCAATTTGAATAGATTCATTTTGATTTTTAGGAACCATTACATATTGGAAAAAATATTGTTTTCTTCCTTCAGACACCATTGTAAGCTCTGCAATATTGCTAAAACGTCTAAAGGTAGAAGTAGCAAACATTCTTTCATGATAGAACAGAGCAGGTTGTAGAGCTCTTGCTGCCATTGTAAATAGATCACCCCCAGCATTAGCTATACCAGCTCTACTTAAAATGGGACCAACTGGATTATTATTGCTTTCACCAAAGCTATGTTGGATTTGGTAACCCGGTTCCTTTGGCATTGGCATTTTTATGTGTAATTCGGCTCTATCAATTACACCCCATCTTGTTCTTTCAAAGTTTATTAATGAATAGGGAGCTGAAAAAAAGTTTAACCACAGGGGTTGTTCAGCAGCATAAACTCCAGATGGATATTGAAAGAAAAAGGGCATTTCTATTACTATTTAGATAAAATTACCTAAATATTTCTATGGCCTATAAAACCAAATTCATGCCTTTAAATAAAGAAAAATACATAGGAGACATTAATAAAATTATTTGTCGTTCTTTGTGGGAAAGAAATGTATGTAAATTTTGTGATGAAAGCAAAAATGTTTTAAAATGGTCTTTTGAAGAAATTATAATTCCATATACAAGCCCCATAGACAGAAAACAACATAATTATTTTCCTGATTTTTTAATTCAATTTGAAAGCAACGAACAAGTTAAAACTTGGATGATTGAAGTTAAGCCAAAGAAACAAACTTTTTTAAAAGAAAATGCTTCCAAAAAAGAAAAAATTACATGGATTATAAACAGCGCGAAATGGGAAGCTGCTAAAAAATATTGTGAAAAAAATAACATGGAATTTAAAGTTGTAACAGAAAAAGAAATTTTTGCAAAATGACAAATTCCATAAACAATATTAAATTATTTTTTGACAGACACAAAGGACCACAGAGAAACAATAGATACAGCGTAAGTTTTTCTGGGCTTCCTTCAGGCGTTCCCCAACCACCAGCAGATGATATAAAGGTTGCTAGTATTGCAATGGGATCAAGAGCCATAGACGTTATTGCAGACAATTTGATTGGCTATGGACCCGGTAGAATGGTTCCAAGATATCAAAAATTTGTTGGTGGTATTTTATTAACATTTCCCGTTACTAATGATAATTTTATAGTAGATTTTTTTAATTCTTGGTTTAATGTAATATATGCTGGTGGCAGACTGAGAGGTGGAAACAGACCATTTGAATTAAGATACTATGATGATATTGTTTATAATTGTAAAATGAGAATAAATCTTTTAAATCCAAATGGAGATACAAATAAAATTTTTAATTTTTTTGAAGTATATCCAATTGAAAATCTTCCATTTGAAATGAACATGGCAGATCCAAATAAATTTTTAACTTATACAGTTTTACTGAATTACAGAGAATTTTCAATTACATAAAGGTTAATGATGGAACTATTAAATGCGTTAAATTCATTTGTTCAAAAGTATGAAACAACATTACCAGTTTCCGGTAAAAAAGTTTATTTTACTCCATTTAAAGTAAAAGATGCAAAAGCATTATCTTTGGTAATACAAGAAGATAACAAAAAACTAGCTTTTGTAAACATGGTAAATTTGTTAAAACAAAATACTATGGATTTTGACATCGATTCATTATGTTTAGCCGATGCAGAATATCTATTTCTTCAAATCAGATCAAAGAGCGTTGACGAAATTTTAAATTTAGTTTACAATAATGAGAAGGTGCAAGTAAATATATCAGATATCAAAAGTAAAAATTCTATAACAGAAGAACAAATTAACATAAATCAATCAGTTATTTTAGTACTAGAAACACCAGTAGTAAAGGATTTATTGAAACTATCAAGTTTTGATAAAGAAGAATACAGAAAATGCATAATCAAAAAAGTTATTGTGAATAATGAAATTTACAAATTAAATAAATTTATTACTGATGAAATAAAACAGCTTATTGATAATTTACCTTTGTCCATTGTACCAAAATTAGATTCATTTGTAAAAAAACAACCAGAGCTTTATTTAAAATTAAAGTTATCTGATGGAGAAAAGGAGGTTAGCGGTCTTCTAACTTTTTTTACCTTTCGGTAAAGTTTTTTGATTTAAGAGAATATTATAAATCAAACTTTACCCTAATAAATAATTTTTCTTGGAATTTAGTTGATATTGAAAATATGTTTTGTTGGGAAAGAGACATATATTTGAATCTTGTGATTGAATATCAAGAAAAAAAGATGCAAAAAATGAATGAAAAAGGAATGGGAGAAAGCTATTTTAACGTATGAACGAAGAAAATAATTTTTCAATTGATGTAGATGCTGAAACAAATGCAATGGGTATTTCAAATATATCCGATGCAATCACACCATCTGAGTTTATAGTTATTCAAACAGAATCAAATTTACCTGAACCAATGGTTCCACAACCAATGGACGCAAATTTGAATGTGCAACCGAATCAAAATTTAGTTGCAATGGATGTACAAAATACAGGAACAAATTCTGTAGTTCCCTCAACTATGGAGGCAATGGAACTAAATGCGGAATCACAAATACCTCAGCTCATGGAAGTTAATGCACAGATTGAAGAAGTAATTCCATTTGAAGCAACGGACATAAATCCGACTGAAAGAATAGCAGTTCAATATTCCAGTACATCTGGAATCGATTTCAATGTAAAAATTGAAGCTGAAGAAGTTTACAAAAAAACACAAATGCTTGAAGCCCAACTTGGTGAAATGCAAGGTGGTTTCAAGGACATGTATGAAAATTTAAAAAATTCTTGGTTACCACTTAGAGATCGTGATGAGTTTGAAGAAAGACCCACAACAGAAGCAACTAATTTAGTATTTGAAGCCCGTAGAGATAGAATGAGTATGATACCCCACTGGGCATAAAATAAAAAAGGCCCCTTTCGGGGCCCTTTTCACTCATTCTCCATTTCGGAGAAATATTTGAGAGGATCTTTCTCTTCAATATTTTCCACAATAGAAGCATCCTCTACATCATCTTCGATGCTCTTGGACTCAGTAAACTGAGCGCGAATATCGTCACCGACAGACTTCTTGAAACGAGCCTGTAGTTCATCAAAACTCTTGAACTGGCTCTTTTCGACAAAAGGCTTGAGGGGATATTGCTTCTTCCAAAGTTCCTCAAGTTTCTTGTCATCACCACCAAGTAGTGGTGCAGGGGTTGCAAACTCGCTGCGATCATAGTTTACATACCCACCAACATTACGGATCTTAAGTTTAAAATCCGCACCTGTCCAAAAATTAAATGGATCCACTGCCACCTCATCCTGAAACTCTGGATGAGCCAAGCTTTGAATCTTTTGAAAAATTTTTGGTCCATATTGATAAAGAAAAACTTTTCCTTTATTTTCTGGATTTGCTGGATCCTCAATAACCAAAATATTTGAGATATAAGTCAACTTACGCTTTCTTTGACGAGCAATGTTCTTGTCGTCTTCAATACCGCTATTCCACAATTCAGTATTTGCTGCACAAACAGGACACTTTTCACCAATTGTAGTTGGGCAGTTTTCATAGAACCAACCACCCTTTCCTTTAAAAGTGTGACTGTAAACAGAAACAAAGGGACTCTCCTCTCCCTGAATTTCTGGCAAAAATCTGATTACGGCGTAACCGTTTCCAGCCTTATCAATAGATGGCTTCCAAATACGATCATCCTTGAAAGTATCCTTTGAAGATAGCTTTTCAAGCTTTTCTGTTAGTGTTGCGATTGAATTTTTACTCTTCTTTTTGAAATCTGAAAAATTTCCCATATGTGTCTTTCCCCAAGGATCTACCTTGGCCTTAAATGATACCTAACTATACCTTTACTTTAATCTCAGTCAAGTGGTAATTTTTTATTTTTTGACTTTTTTAGTAAATTTAAATTTGTTGCTTCCATAGAAATTTTTTCAATTAAAGGCTTAGTAAGCAACTTTCCAGCAGCAACTGGATCTAAATTCATTTCATCTGCCAACTCCAAAACGCAGTCCATAAACGATAATTTGGTCAATAAAGTTCTTTCGATTACTTTATTTGAAAACTTTTCTTTTGCTGCGTCATCAATATACATGGTAATAATATATGTTTAATATCAAAAAAAGCAATAATTAAATCTATCTAAATATTCTAGAGATATTTAGTCTACTTTAAGGAATACATATGCCTTTTGACCCAAACTTAGAAATAGAATCAGGTGGATCAACATTCATAGTTGCCAGTGATGCGGTAATTTTTCAAGGAGCTACAGCACATTTTCAATATATGAAGTTAGCCTACGGACCAACTGGTTCGGCTACTGTTGTTTCTTCCACAGCTGGTCTTCCAGTAAGTGTAATTTCTGGAGGAATCACTGCAAATTTAGTAGGTTTTTGTGGTGCAGTTCAAGGAATTCCTGGTGGAAATCCTGTAGAAATAAGTGGAACTGTTTATGCTAGTGGTATATCTGGAGCACCTGTATTTGTAAGAACTTCAACGGGTTATCAGGTTGAAATTACAGGAGGTATTCCAACAAACTATACTAAAGATAGCGTTACTGTTTACGGAGCTGGTGGGTCTACATTCATAAATGCGGTTTTAGTTGCTACTAATAATACACCACTTGGAATTTCCGGTGATGCTTTGAAAGTAAGTATTAGTGGTGCTGAAATCAATGCAACAATTGGAACTACTCTAGCTGTACATGGATTTTCTGGTGGTTATCCTGTTAATATTGACAATAAAGATATTGTTACAGGTATAACAGGAATTTATAATCAATTAATTGGACTTAGAAGTGATTTTACATCTTTAGGTATTGGAAGACCCACTTCTTTTAAAACTGGTAGAGCTACATTGAATTCTTCAAGTGTAGTACAAATAGACTCTGCAGGATATACAACGAGTTCTAATATCACTATAAAAGCATTATCAACAAACACTGATTTTATTTACCTCGGAAATTCTATTGCTTTACTTGGATCTTCATTTGGCTATGCCCTTGATCCAGGCGAAAGTGTTGATTTAAATGTTATCAATACAAATACCATATATGCTATAGCTAATACTGGAACACAAGTAATAACTTACATAGCTTCTTAATATGAATGAATATGTTTTAAATTCTGTAAATTTTTTTAATAACTATGGATTGATGCTATTTGGAAACACTTTTGATCCTGCTTTTAATAGTGGATTTTTTTACAGTAAACCAAATATTTCTATAATAGGTGCTTCATGCTTTATTGATTATTCGAACACCACTGATATTTCTGATCTTACTTATTTAAAAAAACTATTTTTAAACTTGCCAAATGGCATAACTTTTAATATATCAAATGCAAATTATTATGATGAAGAAAAAAATGTTACAAAAAATGTAACAGGAACCTTTGTTGTAAACAGGTTATTGGATAACGATAAACTAATAATTGGTAATATAATTTCTGGATTTAGCACAGATGTAAATTATTCTTATTTTGATAAAAATAATTTTACAACGGTACCACAGTTTACAACAACGTATACTGGGGGAGCAACATCACAAAATTATGTTTTAAACAATTTAACAAAAAGTCCATCAAAATCTTTTATAAATGCTGGAACAATTGGAAGTATTTTTGGAGAAGAAGAATATGTTGAACTTATAGGTTCTACCTATAATTTAGGAAAATTAAAAATAAATTCTTCTATGAAATTGAAAGATAATAAAGAAATTTTGTATCTAGATTCACAAGTATTAGATGAAAATCTATCAAATATTGACACAAAATGTGTATTTTTATTGCGTGGAAATGCTGATCCAGTCATATTAAATACTAGTAAAAAAAATATTGGTTGTTATGTTGTATTTGACTCTTCTGGAAATCAAAAAAATTGTTTTGAAAATCAAAATAGATTGCAGGCTTTTTTAAGAGCACAAAAAGAAACAAAAAAAAATTCAGGATATTGGGTTCCATGTTTAGACTGTGGTTCACTAACAGATAATTCAACAAATGCTTTGAATCCAGATCTATCATTATTATTTGATGCTAGCGCATTTGTTTATATTGTACAACAACCAATAGGATTTTTAACAACATCAAATAATTATGGATTTTCTTATAATTATCTTCTTTATTCAAATATATCTGGCAACAATTCTTTGCAATCTGTTAGTGAAATGACTTTTGATATAGAATATGGATTTAAGTTAGATGTGAGTCATCCAACATTAAAAAATTTTGAAATAAACATATTTTTAGATAAAGATCACTCAATACCAATAACAGAAAATATTTACCAAATTGGATTCCCAGGGTATAATCAATCTAGCATTATATACCAAAAAACATCAAATAGTCCCAAAGTGTTATATCTTTCATTTTCAGGACCTACTGTAATAAATTTAAAAATTTCAGTTCTTTAAAGAATTTTTGAAACAATTTTTATAACACCTTTTACAGAATCTATTGAATCTTTAATATTGAATCCTTTACCTATGGCTGCTGGGAATTTACCTTTCGGACACATCAAGGCTGGCATTTTTAATTTAACAGAAAGTCGTGTTCTTTCTGTTCCAGTTCCACAACCACATGCAGTGCACCAACCAATTTCATCAGTTGCTTTATTTACATTGTTTACTCTGTTTGGGCATGACATACATTGTTCTTTTCTTTCATTGTATATCTGTTCATCAACAGTTCCGTGAAAAAATTGGGATGATTCGGATTTCGCATAACTAACCACATTTTTTACGGTAACTTGTGGTTTTGTTGAAATAGTTAAATTTGTAAATGGATTTGTTTTTTTATCTTCTTCTAGTACTTCTTTAGGATAACTTTCTCTTTGTTTACAATCAGAGCAATTTTGTGCTGTAGGGGAATCAAACAAATTTAATTTACACTCTGGTTTGCAAATTGATTCATCCATGTTCCAATGAATGCAATTTACTTTTTGTTTGTGTGTTGGTGTTCCTTCACATCGATAAAAATTAATTCTATAAAAATTGTTCATAATTATATCGAATAAATATTTCCGGTTACAGTTAAAGGTTGTGACGGACATGGTCCAATAATTGCAGGACTTGTTCCACAATTAGTACATAGAAATTCTGATTTAGCATCAGGATTATTTGGAAAAACGGGAACACATGGGCAAGGTGTTAAAGCCAATGTGTTCATATTCCAACCATCTAAAAGATTTGCGCTTTCAAAATATGTTGTAATACTTGTTGAAGGACAAGGAGCGACTGAAACTACAACGGAAACATTACCACACGCTACAAAATATGGGTGCATTCCGTAGTAAGTTATTTTTAATCTTCCATTTGTTACTGTTTCTTCGCTTCTTGTTGGAAATTGACCACCACAACCAACATAAAATTTTCCACCAGTTAAATCTCTAACCGTAACTCTACCACCAAGCAAAAAATTAAATTTTTCGGCAATGGTTGAAAGATATGCTCCTTCTCCCTCTACATTTACTTTTGCACCACATATCTCCCACATTCCTATATTAACACTTCCATTGTTGGGTGAAGCACAATCAAATTCAACTTCTAAAACTGGTTCTTCAATTTCTAAAGCTCTATTAACTGATACATCAATGAATATAATATACGTTTGCGTTAGAAAATCGGTATTAACACAAGAGGGTAATAATTTATTAATAAAAAATGATCCTGACGTTGGAATATCAAAGGTGTGATTTACTGTAAGTTGTTTTTCTATACAATCTGGTATATTTGGATCTTCAGTAAAACAATAATCATACCATGTTAAATCACCTGTTACTGTTATTGAAAGTTTACAATTAGAACATGCTGGATCTAAACATTTTTCTGGCGGCTCAGATACAGAAACTTCACACTCTTTTGGTTCTTGGCTGCATATACTATCACTAGGTGATATACATACCTCTGTTATATTTGGTGCATCAACTCCCGGAATAATCCAATTTTGATTTGATTTTACACATGAATATAACCAACCATTATATATTCCCGTATAAGTATCCGGTTTTCCTTCAGTTTGGCAACATGATAAAATTTCTGCAACATCGGAGCAACCACAATTTGCACAATTTACTCCTTCTAAGGGACATAAAGGTCTGCAAATAATTTGAGAACAACATGGTGGTGGTGATGAAGAACCACCTTCACCAAAAATTTCTTTTCTTATTTCCCATCTTATGCTTTCAAGTGAAGCATCTTCTTCTATTACATATGCAGATTCACAATCCGTCTCACATGCACCCAATAAAATATATTCCTCTCCCTCATACACAAATAAACCGTTCAAATCACCTTCATCAAATCCAATATCTGGTGGTGGACCCAATTCATTGATAACATATTCATATTGCTCTTGATTCAAGCAAATAAACATAGGTTCTGGTATATCATTTTTTGATGGGTCACATGGACAAAATCCTTCGATATAATATTGTGTGACAGATCCATAACCACCATTTAGTGTAAACAAAGACTGATTTCTATTTCCACCTATGCCAGTATCTTTTTCAAGATATGGATTACAATGATTTGCAGAAAAATTATTACTAGATACAAAGGAATAAGAGTTTCCTTTTGTTGATGAACCTCCACCCCCACCACCGCTAAAGGCTCCACCTCCTCCTCCAAATAAACCACCACCACCACCACCACCACGGCCAATGTAAGTAAAAACATTATTTACTTCTTCAAATCTAAATCTTTGTCCTCTTCCACCTAATAAATTTGTTCCTGCAGTGGGATAAATATTTGCTGATGTTATTATAATATCTGTTCCAGCTGAACCACCAGATGTATTTGTTGCAGCACCACCACCACCAGTCGAAATATTTTGAATATTACTCCAACCATCTTGACCTTTTTCTGCAATTGCTATTCCAGCATTTCCACCATTTCTTGGTCCTATTTGAGCAGTATCCTCTGGTTGGGGTTGGTCATTTCCGCTTCCTGCAATACGATCATTCCAAAAAAATGATCCACCACCCCCACCACCTGCAACAGCAAGAGGTGGATGTTGTATAGCCCATCCAACACCGGATGAAATAAAAGCAGCATCCCCCCCATTTGCATCTACATAAACACCCTGACCACCTTGTCTTTTATGTTTTGAAGGATTTGGGTCTGCTATGTCACCGACATACCAATTATTAATACCACCAGAACCACCAAGACCTCCACGAATTACATGATCTTGATTGGCTAATGTTTCAAATTCGGTGTATGCTCCATTACCACCTTTAGAATATTGAAATGGAACAATTTGTTCAAAACCAGGAAAATTTCTTTTAATTTGTGGTCCACCTGCACCACCACCAGCTCCTCTCAACATATAACGAATTTTACGAGTACTTCT